GATCAGCACAAACCTGCCGCGTGCATAATCCGTTTGGCGACCTTTGCTACTTGCTGGCAGCAAGCGGCAAGTACAACAAGTGGACATTCGGCAAAATCAAGCATCTGTTCCTGCCCCCGATTGAGAAGGGGCAGTATCTGGTGTTTCACGAAGACGGCAGGCCGGTGGCTTTCATCAGCTACGCCTATGTCAGTGACGAGCTGCTTGAAGAGTTGAAGAGCGGCGCGTGCTGGATGCAGCCGCATCAATGGGACAGCGGCACCAATATTTTCATATCCGACTTCATTGCCCCCTTCGGCAATGTGGGCGGCATTTTACGACAAACGCAGACTTTTTTCCGCAACACTCATGGCGAGGGTGTTCGTGGTGATTGGTATCGGCCTGCAAAGAAAAGGGCGGGATATGTCAAAACTTAACTATTTGATCGACGGTAAAGCTGACGAGCAGTTTGAAAAGATGCTCTGGTGCTTTGGCGGCGGCGATAATGACGATTCTGGCGGCGGCGGCGGCGGCTCTGACGACTACGATGAGGACGACTTTGTTGATGACTCTGGCAACATACGTCAAGAGTTTCAGGATGGCGGCGCGGGTCAAAGGGCTGTTGAGGCCAACATAGAGCGCAACCGTGCGCAGAATCGCGATCAACGCGATCAAGTCAGCGCCATGCAGCAGCAGCGGGCAACCGAACAGGCCATCTCAAACGTCACTCAGGCGCTGTTTCCAACACAGCCAAATGAGGTGCAGATTGCGGCAGCAGCGGCTATGACGCCAGCCCAGCGCGCTGCGGCTTCGGCAGCCAATGATGCTATGTTTGATGAGTTTATTTTCAACGATATCATGAACCAGCGGATGAACGCCGCTATCAACCCCGCGATGAATGCATCTTATTTTGGCGATCTTGGCGGCGCAATGGCCAGCACCCCCGCAGATATCAGCGTTGGCGCAAGTAACTTGCCCCCCGCAAATATTACTGAAGCGTCAGGCACAACGTTCGACACCACCAGCGGAAACATCATTTCCGGCGATGCGTCCTACTTTGGCGATCTTGGCGGCACATCTGAATCAACCGCATCAGGACTGACCGCTGGACAGCAGGCAGCCGCTGACAGATTGACCGGCATGGCTAGAACGCCATCAGGCCAAGCTGCGTCAAACTATATGGGCAACGTTATTGACGCCATTGGCGATCAAAGCCGCTTTGTAAATCGGCGCTTCAGAGATGCTGCTAATGCTGGTGCAATATTGCGTCCAAATTTCAACGCTAGTGGTCAGCTTGATGGGTTTGCAGCAAATACTGGTCCGTTTGGAAGCTTTGTCTACACCGGCACGAACAATCCAAACGCGTCTGCGGACACTAGCAGCGACGACACTGTCCCGCCGCAGACAAACCCGCTTACCGGCGCACAGCAGTGTCCAGACGGATATATCTTTGACGACTTCTTGCAAGCCTGCCGGCCTATGACCAGAAGCGAAAAGGGCATCAACACCGGCGGCACTGGCACAACTTCTGATATGTTCTATCGCCAGACAGCACTTGATACTGCGCCAACAAACCTGCCGTCAGGCTTTGACTTTGATGCCGCCAACCGGCGCTTCACTCAGAGCTACGCATACCGGCCAGACTTCTATCGCTCACCAATGAGCCTTACAGGATTCACTCGTCTGTCATGAACGAGGGAAAACTGAGGCAGCAAGCGGAACGCAAAGCGCGGGCCGAAGCCCTTTTGCGCGACCCGCTCATCGTGGACGCGTTTGAAACACTCGACAGAGAATTTGTGACCGCGTGGAAGCAGTCATCGATAGATGACCAAGCAGCCCGCGAGAACATCTACCAGCTTCTCCAAGCACTCGACGCCTTCAAGGGACACTTTCAAAAAGTCCTTGAGGACGGACGCCTTGCAGAAGAACGGCTTAAACACAGATAAATTTGAGGTGACTAATGGTTGACCCCGCAGCGGAAACCGACTCCAACCTTTCCCTACAAGATGCAGCCAGCCTGCTCATGCAGACCCCTCCTGCGGAGGATACGTCTAGTGAGCCGGAGGCCCCGCCTGAAGAGATCATTACCGATCAGGATCAGGCGATGCCCTCAGATGAGGCGATTGACGAGTCAGAGGAATTTGACCCCGAAGTTGCTGACTATGAGGAAGATCAGACCGACGACGATGCCGGCGAAAGTGAATTTGAGGAGGATGTTTACACTGTCCGAGTGAACGGACAGGACGTTGATGTCTCACTTGATGAAGCTCTCAAAGGTTACACGAGAGAGGCTGATTACACGCAAAAGACGCAGCAACTGGCTGAACAGCGCAAACAGTTTGAAGCGGAGCAATCCGAGCTTCTGGCCGAGCGCGCACAAACAAGCCAACTGCGCGATGCGTATGCTCAGACACTTCAGCAGCTTGAGCAGCAAGTCCAACAGGGACTTGGTCAGGAGCCTGATTGGGATAGAGCCTATCAGGAGCTTGACGCTAAGGAATACACCCGCCTCGTCCAAGATTGGAACGCACGCAAGGACAACTTGCAGAAGATACAGGTGGAACAACATCGAGTGCAAAAAGAGCGTGCTACCGAACAGCAGACCATGATGCGGGCGCATCTTGTTCAGCAGTCGGAGCTGATGCTTCAGAAACTACCGCAATGGCAGGACCAAGAGGTCCGCGAAGCGGAGCGGACGCAGCTGGCTGAGTACGCAAAGACGCTTGGTTATACCGACGATGAAATAGCAAACGCGGCAGACCACCGCGCCATCGTCGCACTGTATCACTCATGGCAACTCTCAAAGCTGAACGCTTCAAAGCCGGAGGCCAAGAAGAGAGTCCGCAAAGCGCCCAAGATGGCAAAGGCCGGAGTTCCTCGCTCAAAGAATGAAGTGTCAACTCGCCGCCGGCAGAAGCTGGCGGATCGTCATGCCACAGAAGGCAGTGTTGCCTCTGCGGTTGATCTTCTTCTAGCCAGAAACAAGTGAGGTGACACATGGCTACCTTGACCACCGCCACCAAAATTGGTGAGCGCGAGACCCTTGCGGATGTCATCGCAAGGATCGACTCGGACGAAACCCCCATATATAGCGGGGCTTCTAAAATCTCCACAACCGGCATCACTTACGAGTTCCTTGTGCAGGAACTGGCGACTGCTGCCACTAACAACCACCGCAATGAAGGCGCGGACATGACCGATTCCGGCGTGACTGCCCTCCAGCGCTTTTCAAATGTGGCTCAAATCTCCACACGAGGCTTCCTGATCTCGAATACAGTAGAAGCTGTAGACAAGGCGGGAGTCGAGTCTGAAGTGGCATATCAGACCGTTCTTGCGGGCCTTGATCTTCGCCGCGACATCGAGAAGATGATCGGTGACACCAACGTCGCCAAGTCGTCTTCTGACCCGCGCAAGTCGGCATCTCTGCTGACTTGGCTGACAAACGGTGACAAGCCTTCCGACATGGGCTTTGCTACCGGCGATGGTTCCGATACCGCAGATGTGACCGGAACTGCCGCAGCATTGACGCTGGCAAAAATCGACAACGCCATGCAGCAGGCGTGGGAAGACGGCGGCAACCCTCGTCTTCTGGTTGCCAGCGCCACGAACCGTGCCAACATCTCTGATCTGACTCAGAGCGGCACCAACTTGGTCAGCAACCAAGCGACCACGACAGCTCGTCAGCCTGTGACCTTTAACGGCGCGGTGTCGATCCTGTTCAACGACTTCGGTCAGCTTGAGGTCATTCCGTCTCGTTTTCTCGGAAATGACCGTGTCTTCCTGATTGATCCGGATCATGTTGCGGTTGGCGCGATCAATGGTCGTAACTTTGTCGAGCAAGAAATTGCTCCGACAGGTGACGCGCAGAAGAGACAAATCCTCTGCGAGTGGACACTCGTCCCAGACGCACCGAAGGCCCACGCGGTTGTATTCGGTCTGAACGGCTCCTAAGCGGTTCACAAATCTTCAAGAGAGGGCGGCTTCGGCCGCCCTTTTTTCATGGAGTTTCATGTGAAAAAACTGATTTCTGCGGACAAGTCTGCCGGCAAAGAGACATGGATGAATTTTGACCGAAACGGTCAGGCAGAGATCATCCAGAAGCAGCACATCAAAGAGGTGCTGGAGGCAAACAAACGTCAGCAAAACGAGTGGGAATACGGCAAGCTTATCGGCAACACGCAGCGCCACCATCAGAAGGTCGCTGACATTCCGAACCTGCTTTATGTCCAGCTCAAAGAGAAGTTTGGCCACCCAGCCGACAACCCACGCGAATGGGCGCGCTGGCTAAACGATCCGGACAATCGACATTTTAGAACTGGCGGCGGGCGCATCTAATGGCGATCACGAACTATACCGAGCTGAAGACCGCTGTGGCGAACAGCCTTGCGCGCTCTGACCTGACCAATAATATCCCCGACTTTATCGCTCTTGCAGAGGCGCGTCTGTCTCGTGAGCTTGAAACGCGGGAGCAGGAGAAGCGGGCCACCGCGACCCTGACGGCCAGCGATGAGTTTATCAGTCTGCCGACCGATCTGCGGGAGGTCCGCTCTGTAAAGCTCAACACTTCGCCGAACACGGTGCTTGAGTATATGTCGCCAACCTCGCTGGATAACACCTATCCCAGCGGCGGCAATGGTAAGCCAGTGGCTTACAGTCTTGTCGGCACCGAGATGAAAATGCGTCCGGTTCCTGACTCCGCTTATACGGCAGAGATCATCTATATCGGCGGCCTGTCAGCCCTGTCCGACAGCAACGCCACGAACACTATGTTGACCCGCCATCCCGACGCCTACCTCATGGGATCGCTTGTCGAGGCCTACCAGTACCTGATGGATGACCAGCGGGCGCAAATCTACGATCAGAAGTTTTCGCGGATCATTGAAGAAATCCGCAAAGACGAGCAGCGCAGCCGGTATGGCACTGGCACGTTGCACATTCAGTCAATCTATACACGGCAAGCGAACATTTAGGAGTAGAGCATGAGCGCGCTTTCTGACTATGCCGAGAACAAAGTGCTGGACGTTCTGGGGGCCAACGCGACCTTCACCGCTCCGAGCAATGTTTATCTTGGCCTTTCAACTGCCTCGTTCAACGATGATGGCAGCGGCACAGAGATCAGCGGCAACAACTATGCGCGTGTGGCTGTGTCGTTTGGCAGCGCGGCAAGCGGCACGATGTCTAACAATGCAGCGATTGAGTTTGCCGCAGCAACTGGGTCAGGCTTTGGCACGGTAAGCCATTGGGGTTTGTTTGATGCTGCCAGCAGCGGAAACCTTTTGGTGCATGGCTCTTTTACAACGGCAAAGACAATCGCTTCGGGTGATGTGCTGAAAATTGCAACAGGTGACCTTGATATCACTGCTGCGTAAGGAGTGATTCATGGCTATTTTGAAGCCAACGCTTGATCAGATAACGACGCCACTCGACAGCATTTCAGGATCGCTGGATGATGACGCGGTACTGATCCGGCTGGATTTTACAAAAGAGCCGACTCTTGAAGAGCTGGACAGCATCATTGCCAACTTTGATGCGCTCGACAGCTTTGGCAACGTGGACAGTTTGAGCTTCGACTTTTTCTCAGTCGCAGCAAACGCAAGTCTGGCAGTTACCGGCACCGCTACTATTCAGGTGCCGATCCCGATGGCCGCCTCTGCGTCTGTCGCTGTTACGGCAACAAACGCCTTCGACCGCATACGCGGAGTGAACGCCGCCGTCACTGGCGCAGTGTCCTTCGCCGCTACCGCAGCCTTCATCGCACGCATGGAGGCAAGCGCATCGGTTGCCGTCACCGCCACTAACGTAGCGGGTCGCATCAGGGCTATGGGGGCGACCGCCTCTGTGGCCGTTACAGGCACGTCAAACTTTGTGACGGTGCTTTCCACGTCTGCGGTGGCCAATGCCGCTGTGACGGCTTCTGGCGCGGCTACAGGAGTCTTCTCTATGCCGGCGGCGGGTAGCGTTGTGATTAGCGGTAGCGCCACCGGCAAGATACCGGGCGAAGATTGGTCCAGTGTCGCGGAAGACGGTGAGACTTGGACTATCCAGACAGCCGGATCAGAGGTTTGGGCTGTGCAGGATGCTGGCAACGATGGGACGTGGTTACCGCAATGATTGCTTTTGGTGAATGGCTGCCCGACCAGCCCGATCTCAATAATGCAGGCGTCACGGTGGCGACTAATGTTGTGCCGGCTGCTAATGGTTATCGTAGCTTCCCCAGCTTTGTCAGCTTCAGCAACGCTGCCACAGCGCGCATACGCGGGATGTTTGCGGCAAAGGATACAAGCGACAACGTCTCCTTGTTCGCGGGAGATGATGGGAAGCTCTACAAATTTAATCAGGGAACGAGCAATCTTGACGACGTCTCAAAGTCGGGGACGCCCGCCTATGATCTGGCCGGCCCAGAGCGGTGGCGATTCAGCCAGTTTGGCACAAAGGTCATCGCGGCAGGAGGCACAGGTGAGGAGCTTCAAGCCTTTAATGTGGGGACGGATTCAGCCTTTAGCAATCTGGGCGGTAGCCCGCCGAAAGCAGACTATATCGCCGTCGTCAGAGATCAAGTCTGGACCGCCAATATCGATGAAGGGTCGGGCCGTGTTCCAAATAAAGTCAGATGGAGTGCGATCAACAATGAGGCATCTTGGACCATTGGAACAGATCAAGCTGATAGTCAGGTCATTCCTGATGCGGGCGCAATCACAGGCCTTGTCGGTGGTGAGCGCGCTGTCATCCTCATGGAGCGGGCTATTGCTGTCGCTTACTACGTCGGCTCACCGCTTATCTACGAAATTAACCGAGTGGAAACTCAGCGCGGTTGTCCGTTCCCTGACAGCATTGCAAATGTTGGAGGCGACGTATTCTACCTTGCGCGAGATGGTTTCTACCGCTTTTCGGGCAATCAATCCATTCCGATTGGGGCAGAGAAAGTAGACACGTTTTTCTTCAAGGACTTCAACGAGGCGCAAGTCGAAAAGATGTCCTGCGCTGTCGACCCAGAGGCGCAGCTTGTCGCGTGGTCCTATGTCTCAAACAGCGCGCCTGATAACACACCGGACAAAATCCTCGTCTACAATTACGCCATCAACCGCTGGTCTATCATTGAGCAACAGTGTGAGCTGCTGGCCCCGCTGTTTACGCCGGCCTACACGCTAGAGGACTTGGACAATCTTGCTGCCAATATTGACTCCCTACCGGCGCCCCTTGATTCGTCTCTCTATAAGGGTGGTCAATACTTCTTCGGTGGAAGCAAGGATAAGAAGCTGCATGGTTTCACTGGCACGGTGCTTGCCGGCACCATTGAAACCTCAGAGTTTACGCTCACCAAGAACCGGCACACGCTTGTAACCCGCACGGTGCCTTACTTCAAAGACGGCTCTGTCACCATGCAGATCGGTTCGCGCGATCGGCAAGACGAAGCCACCAGTTTCGACTCCGCGTCCAGCCTGACGGATGAGGGCTTTTGCCAGCACCGCGTACAGGGGCGTTTTCATCGCGCGCGTATGAACATAACCGGCAACTGGAGCTTTGCTCAGGGGCTGGATATGGAGGGGCAGACCATTGGCAGGCGCTAACTTTCGCAGGCTGCCGACAGAGGCGACAGATCCGCGTGAGATCAGCCAAGTCGTCAACAACATTCTGGAAGGCAAGCTGAACAGCACTGGCTCGTTCACATGCACTGCAAGCGCAGCGACCACAGCGGTCACTGACTTCCGCGCCGGCTTGGACAGCGTGATCCTATTGATGCCAACAACATCAAACGCGGCGTCAGAGCTGGGAGCCGGCACGATCTTTGTCAGCACCCGCGCAAAGCAGAGCTTTACGGTCACGCACGCTAACAACGCACAGACGGATCGGACATTTGCCTATGTCATCATCGGTTGATGAGTGGCTTCGCTGCTCAGGCTGGATTGAGGACGCCCTCGTCCATGCGCATGGGTCGCACACGCTGGCTGACGTGTGGGCGGCTGTAGAGCAAGGAGACGCTCAGTTTTGGCCTGCTGAAGATGCGGGTCTGGTTACAGAGGTGATCGACTACCCACAGCGCCGCACCCTGCGGTTCTGGCTGGCGGGTGGTAATCTGGAAACCCTGCGGGCTTTGGAAGACAAAGCCATCGAGTGGTCAAAGCAGTGGGGCTGCACAGCCTGTGAAATCATTGGAAGGCGTGGTTGGGTCCGCGCTTTGGACGGCTATGAAGAGGCCGGCACTATAGGAGTAAAGAGCTATGGGTAAAGGTGGAGGCGGCGGTCAGCAGACCGTTAATACACAGACACAGCCACCAGATTATGCGCTGCCTTATTTGGAATATGGACTCGCAGAGGCAAAGCAGCAGTTTGAGTCAGGAATGCCGAGTTATTATCCCGCCTCGACGGTCATCGACTTTTCGCCGGAAAGCGAGATGGCGCTTACAAGTATGCGATCCCGCGCACTCGACCCTAATAGCCTCACGGCCCAGACGCAAAACGTGGTCAACCAGAACCTGATGGGTACAAACCCGCTGGCTATGGCTGCCTTCAAACCTGTGATCGACACCGTCACGAGCCAATTTGCTCGTGCGGGGCGGTATGGGTCTGGCGCTAACCAGCAGGCTCTGGCGTCCGCTCTTGCGCCGGCTGCCCTGCAAGCGCAACAGGCGGCCATCCAACAAGCGCCGCAAGTGCAGAACCTCGACTTACAGCAACTAGCGAGGGTTGGTAGCGCCCGCGAAGATCAGGCGCAGGCTGTTTTGCAGGACAACATCAACAGGTTCAACTTCGACCAGAATGTGGACGCAGAGAAGCTGCGTAACTTCATGGGACTTGTTGGTGGTGGCACCGTTGGCAGCAGCCAAAGCCAGCCAGTATTCCGCAATCCGCTTGCGGGCGGTCTTGGCGGTGCGCTTGGCGGCGCACAGCTTGGCGCTGCTCTTGGGTTCAACCCGCTATATGGCGCCATCGGCGGCGGCCTGCTCGGCTTGATGTAGGAGACAGAAATGGCACTTGGTGGTGGTCAACGTATGGGCGGGCTGCTTGGCAGTGATTTTGCCGACCCGCGCACGCAGGGCATTTTGGGTCTAGCCGGCGGTCTGCTGTCAGCAAGCGGTCCATCCGTAGGGCGTCCGGTCTCGCTGGGGCAAGCACTGGGAAGCGGGCTGCAAATGGGGCAGGCTGCGTTTAACCAAGCGCAGACCAGCGCCGACCGAAAGGCGGCTGCTGATCTGGCCCGATCAGATCGTCTAGCCCAGCAACAACTGATGAACGACTACCGCACTCGTCAAGAAGAGCGGCAGACCCGACTTGATGAGATTGCAGCGCGTAAAGGCAACCTTCAGGTCGTAGGCGGAAACCTGTTTGATGTCTCCGATCCTTCAAGCCCGAAGCTGATTGAAACGCCTCGCCTGCTAAGTGAGGACGTATCTTCTGATGGACGCCTGATCTACAGCACTGGTCCAGACGGCAAAGTCACTGTTCGTAAGAGCAGCCTGTTTGATGTGTTGGCCCAAGAAGAGGCGGCAAACAAGAAGCCAAAAGTACTCAGCAACACTCTGCAAAAGGCAGAGGATGAGGACTTTGAAGCGATCAATACGTCGACCAACATCCTGAATGACACGGATGAGTTTATCGGTTTGATTGATAATGATGAGCTAGACTTCTCGTTTGGTGACAGCTTTGGAGACAGCATTGCTTTGGCGCTTGGCACCGACAATGAAGAGGTGCTGAATCGGCAACTCTTCGACACTTTCCTGCAACGCCTGCGTAACGCCACCTTGCGGCTGAACAAAGGCACGCAAACAGAAGGTGACGCCGAGCGTGCACTTCAAGAGATCGTCAACAATAAGAACAACAAGAGAGCCGTGCGGGCCGCGCTCAAAGAGCTGCGTGAAGTTAACGAGCGGGCAATCGAAAACAAGAAGCGCGGGATCAACCGGCGGCGCTCCACGCAGGGAATCGATGCTTTTGACTTCTCTGACAGTATGCCGGCGATCAGTACGGGCGATGTTGGATATGAGGAATTAGGATGAGCGTTAAAGTCAAAATAGATGGCGTCGGTATCGTTGAGTTTGACGATAGCTTCAAAAATCTCAGCACCGCCCAGAAGCAGCGCCTCATCAATCGGGTCGCGTCAGAGCGTGAGGCCGTCGAAGCCAAAAACAAAAACAATTCTGCCGAAGACGAGGGCTACAACGTCTCCGGCCTGCTGCGCACCGCTATCGGACAGGGCGCGGGGCTTGGTTTTGGCGATGAGATAGAAGCTGGCCTGCGGACCGGCTTTGGTCTGCTGGGTGACTATGGATCGACCCGCGATGCCATCCGTGCCGACGTCAAAGATTTTGCTGAAGAAAACCCGATGACCGCTCTTGCTGCTGAGATCGGCGGCGGTCTGATCACTGGCGGTGGCGCGGCTGCCGGCATCGGCCGTGCGTTGGGCAAAAGGGCAATTAACAAAATCGGCACCACAGGGTTGGCGGCAGGTGTAGGAGCTACAGAGC